TCTTTGCTCATGATATATATATACCTGTTATTAACGTTTAGTGATTACAACGGACTGTTTGGTGTAAATGTTCAGCCCGGGTGGGTGTAGGTGTTCGTTACCTTCCAAAAACTTTTCCATATTGTCTGTATGGATACGCTGCTGTAGCAGGTAGTTTGCCTTGTGTTCGTTTATGAATGCATAGAACGCCTCCCAATCGCTTGTCCAAAACCGTTTGGCTTCACGCCGTGAAACCGTGCCATATTCGGTGCGGATAGTCGCCGCGCCCTGATCATTGCATATTGCCAGCAGTTGCTCCAATATAATGTCCTGCTGCGCCTTAAGAGAGTCATCCTGCACCTTAATCTCCTTGCGCTTGTCCCTTATTTTTATGTATATCTTTGTCAGTTTATCCACGCTTATGTCATTCATACCGCCCCCCCAGCTCTTTCCTGTACAAGTCCACCAGCATTTCGTGCTGGCCTATTTTCTCGTCTAGCATTTTGTATATCCTCTTTTCTATCGGACTCCCCTGCAAGTGTACGACTGTGCAGGCGTTTTTTTGCCCTGCCCTATGTACGCGGGCGTTGGCTTGTATGTAGGTCTCGACCGATGTGATCGGCCCCCACCATACAACTGTGTAGGCGGCATGTAGCGTCAATCCATGTGATGCCGCCTGTGGCTGGATAACCAGCACTTTAGGCTCCGCTTCCGTTTGAAACCTGTTAAATATGTCACTGCGCTTGTTCAGGTTCACACCACCGTGTATGACCGCGCAAGACACCTTGCTTGCAGCAAGCTCCATCTCAAGCACCGATATGACGTGCCTAAACGGCACGAACACCAGCACCTTATGGCTGGATTCTGCGATAATGTCCAACAGCTCGTTAAACCTATGGCTTATGTCAAACCTTACGAACTCTGCGTCATTGACATAAACGCAACCAAGGCTTATTTGTAACAGCTTGTTTATGGCGGCTGCGGCGTTGGCGGCCGATATTTCCTCACCTGCGGCAATGGTGACCATCCGTTTCCTAAGCTCTTCGTAGTACTTGAACTGCTGTTTGGATAAGGGTGTGTCCCGTTTGGTGTAAAGCATTTCCGGCAAATCTAGGCACTCGTCTTTGGTGTACCGTATGGCGGGCTGCAATGCCTCATACACGGTTTTCTCAGCAGTGGGCTTTGGTATCCACCTAAACTGCGTGACCTTGTACATCACCGAGTCACGAAATGCGCTCATTGTGGGGGGTATGCGCGTGGGGTTGATTATTTTTGCCAACCCGTAGGCATCCATAGGTGATTGGGATGCCGGTGTGCCTGTCAGCATCCATATCCACGTCTTAGGTGTTATCACCTGTTTAAAAACCCTATATCGGTTTGTGTTGGTGTTTTTATAGTAATTGCACTCATCCACCACCACCAAATCGAAACCCCCCTGCATGACTTCTTTCTGCACAATTTCCAGCCCGTCGAAATTGCATATCACAAATTCAGCCCCACTAGACACTGCCACGCGGCGTTTGCGGCTGTCCGAATGGTGTGCCACAGCCACAGTGCGGTGCATGGCAGTCCTAAATAAATCCGATGCCCACGCAGCGTTCATGATGGACATAGGGCATAGCACCAAAACCCGCTTAATAAGCCCTAATGACATCAAATAGTCAGCGGCCCATATAACGGCATTGGTTTTGCCCGTACCCGCCTCATTTAGGCAAAATGCCCGCCTGTGTAGGGTTAAAAATCCGGCGGTGGTGCGTTGGTGGTTGAACGGTTCATACATGCCGCACCATTCATAGCGGGCAATTATAGGGCTAGGCACGTTTTTAATACCTAGGTTTACAAGCACTTGGGCTTCTTCTAATCCCCATTTGACCAGTAGCCCCCCATCAGGCAGTATTCTGGCTTTTGGGATGCACTCAGTCACCCGCTTAGGGTTCTTAACCCGTAGCAGCAAGGCTTTGTTGTCTATGATCTGCATGTTTCCTCTATAATCAATTAATACAAAAGCCCGTCTTTCCGGGATGTCATCATACCCTACACACCTAGGGGGTTACCCCTAAGGAGGCGGCCTAACATCGCTACAAGGGATGTCGAACCGTGTGCAAGTATGAATCCGGTGCTTATATCCCCAGCGTTCCGGTACGGGTGGTCTTCATCTGTTCTTTATGGAGCGGTCAGGGTTCCGGCTAAATGACCGATTGGCGTGTTTGGGCTTAACCGCCAAATTGGTCTTGGCGGTCGAACCGCCTTTACTTAACGGGGTCTTATGGTCAACGTCCATCCCATCACCCTTTGAAACCCTGCCCGCTTCCTGCATCTCAGCACGGGCTTTGTTGCGTTTGGCCCTATTGGCCTTTTGCTCAGGCTTGCCATGGTATGTTTCATACTCATGTTTGTAATCACGGTCTTTCTTATTTTTGTAAGGCATCGCCATCCCCAAAAATGATAGGTGCAACGGTTTGCAATAACTGCTCTATCTCAGCCTTGAAAGACATTATACGCTCTTTTACACTTAGTGGAAGGCTTTTATTCCCCAAAGTTTCTGGGGTCAGCAGCTCACAGCCACTCTCATCACAGTAACGGCTGCCACGCACCAGATAATCCAGAAACTTGCTCCGAGTAAGCTGCGCCAAACACACCCTGCTAACACCGCTGACCTTGAAAACTGCCATGCTAAACCGTAGACAACTAAGGTGTCCGACATCAATAATATGCTTAATACGTTTTTCATTGTTCCCCTCCCTTCCGTAGCATATCCCTGCATACCTACCTATATGCAGTGGGTTTGTGTGTTCTTCTAATGTCACTTTCACATCAGCCTCCCGTTGTGTAGGCAATCAACCACAGGGCAGTATTTCCCACAGGTGAAATTAGGTTTTGGGTTCCACACATCGGTGATGTAGGCTTGCTCCAAACGCTTAGTGTCCGCCAGCCATTTAGGCCATAGGCCAACCTCATCCTCGCGGTTAAAATTTTTGCGCACTATCTCGTTTGACACCACGAACACCAGCGCACCTTTGATCTTATCAATGAATGGGTGTCGCTTAAACAACCCTAAAGCCAGCAACTCAAGTTGCTTGTCGTCTGCATACCGTGCCGATTTAGACGTTTTGTAGTCAATTAGGTAGGCTTGTGAGTCTTGGATAATAACCAAATCGGCCACACCACGCCACCACACGTCAGCCGCAAAAAATCCACAGGATTTTAGGTCTTTTGTCAACCCCAGCTTAACCTCGCATAACTTAGCCCCGTCGAACCCTTTAAGGCTGTCCAGCACGGGCTGCATATAGCCGTACTTTTCCGGTAGGGGTTTGCCGTCCCTGATATGCTCTTCAGCCGCTTTATGTACTGCCAAACCATAATCAACAACAGAAGATGGTGGCTCTTTAATATCTTTGGCCACCTTCAGCCTATAGAATTTGTGCGGGCATTGCTTGTATAGACTTAAACTTGAGTATGACCATGTATAACTTTTTTGGATGTCCATTTATGTACCTTTACTGTTATATGTTTTATAGGGTAAACCCCAACTTACCCGGCCAATGTCCTGCCAAAACCCCCCTCGGCATCCAATGGTATGCCCGGTATCCAATCCGGTGCTACGCGCATGGAGTCTATTATAAACGCCAAAGCCTCCTCCGCCTCGCCTTCCGGCACTACACAATAGACGGCATCATGCACGGTCAGGCACACCTTGTATCTCTTTTGGATGGCTAAGATATGCTCCCCCATTATACAACGGGCCACTGCTTGGGTCAGTCCTTGGAACACCTTAGCCCCATAGATCATATCCCGTCCGTTGCGTATGGCATAATCCCATTTCGTCCTCCCCTCTTCGGAGTATTTGCGTAGTCCGTTATATTGCAGATATAAACCTGATGGTAATGCGATGCCTTTATGCCCGTTCACTAAAGCAAAATCATTATCCCCTATATAACCTTTTTCGTCGTTAATTATAAGATTCAATGCCTTAGTGCCAGCCCCCCAAATCTCCTTGACTTTCCAATAGGTATGCCTATAAGCATCGACTGTTTGCTGAGCCATTTCTTCCCCCATATCCACGCCGGACATAGTTTTCACCGCCGCATGGAGTCTCGCCGCGCCTGTCCCATAAATAAGCGACAACTGGGCTGTCTTGCCTATAAAACGCTGCTCTTTTGTAACATCTGCATAAGGTGTGTTGAACACTGTAGAGGCAAAGTCTTTATATAGGTCTTGCCCCGCACCCAACAAAGCCAGCTTGTCGTGCTGCCCTGCCAACCATAACCCCACCCTAAGTTCTATGTTTGAAAGGTCGGCACTGACGATTGCATACCCCTCCGGGGCTTGCATGGCCTCCTTTAATGGTGAGTTCCTAGGCACGTTCTGCATATTGATGGACTGGTCAGCCGCCCATCGGCCTGTACGCGCACCGTAATATTTCAGGGGTATGGGCAACCTGCCCCGACACGCTATGTCCATAAGGCGTTTAGTCCTTGTTTCTTCAAGGGTTGACTTTGTGCCGAGCCTAGCTTGCACTAACGCTTGTACCCGCATATCCGGATGCTCCGCCAATACCTTAAGCCCCTCGTCTGTTTTCGCAAAGGCATAAACAGCTTTACCCGTTGTCTTGCTTATCTTGGTGGGCGGCTCAACCCCACACGCCTCCAATAAAGCTGCGAACTTTGCATTGGACATAAGCCCCTCACGCCCTACCCCCACACTATCCAATAGCCTCGCCTTCTCCCGTATGACCTCCGCTGAATGGTGTGCCAACAAATCCCTGTCCAGTTCCAATATAGGATGAATGAACATCCGCAGGGTGGCATCAATCAGTTTAAGTTCCTTGACAGGGAAACCCTTAACCATCTTTTCAAATAGCTTTTGGGTCAACCGGCAATCGTTTTTGCAATACTCGCCATATTGTGCCAAATCGTAGGCACTGAAATCCCTATACCGCTTACCAATCGCGTCATGCACTTCCGTACCTTTTTGCCCCAGTTCGTAGCGTGTAGCCAAAGCGGCAAGACTGCCCCCCACATCAACCCCATGCAGGGCCCTCGCCATACTGAGCGTGTCAAACCACCCTAGCGGGCGCACGTTCAGGTGTTGCGACATAATGAACCCGTCAAAAGCCGTGTTGTGGGCCAAAACGAAAGCATTGTTCCAGTCATAGGTGTTTAGCAATTGCATGATCACGCTTTCGTGACCACCTGTGTGCCAAACAGGCTCGCCATCATCCACAGCCACCGCAGCCCCTATAATTTCAAAACGCCCGTCCCTAACGTATTCTTCAGTGGTCAGCTTTCGCAGTCCATAATCTTTGTCATAATATGTTTCAAAGTCTATGGTTATCAAGCTCATAGGACACCTTTTGAAGCGGTGACGGACGCTTGGTTGTTGTACCGGCCTTTCACCGCATAGCTTGCATGGTCAGGCACGGGGGCGTGTTTGAAGAACACCATCTGCCCTATCTTCATGCCTGGGCGTAACCGTAGGCGGTGGGTTTGTGTCATGTTTTTAAGTTCCAGCGTTAGCTTGGAGTTAGACCAGCCCGCATCCGCCCAGCCCGCGTTAAGGTGTTCAAGCCCGTTGCGGGCCATTGAACTTTTTAGTTTATATTCCGCACTGATGTTGTTGGGCAAGTTAAATGTTTCACAACTGGAGGCCAGTATAAACTCATCGGGGTTGATCAGGTAGCCCATAGCATCCAGCTCCAGCAATTCCATACCAACCGATTCATGGTTTACCAAATCCACGATACTGTTGCGGCATCGTTTTTCGACCATGATAGTTTCCCCCAATGTGATGTCTATGCTGCTGGCGTTCACGTTATCCAAAGAAGCCGTGACAACACCCTGTTTAATCAGCCCCACCAAATCAAAATAACTTAAAAGGCTCATAGCGCCGCCTTTTGGTGCGTGGGTGTCATGACAAAACCGATGCTGCCTGTGTTGCGTGAAACATGGGCTTTCTTGTCAGTCATAACCCACCACCTGCATATAAGCGTTTATAAAGTTTGCCGCCACTTGCGGCACGATGGCGTTGCCGTAGCCTTTCAACCGCATAACGTGGGCTTCGCGGGTTTGGTCGGCATTGAGCGGTGCGCCCGTATCGCCGCTTCGCACCATTCTTTTGGGAATCCCATGAGCCAGCGGCTCAAGGCCGGGTTCAATTGGCCGGTGCTTGCCGTCACGGCATGTGATCCATCGGCAGCCGCCCCAGCCGTTACGGGTATCTGGTCTTTCAGGTTGCTGCACCCCGCCTTCCGTTTCGCTTTTGCCAGTGCCTCGTCCGACCGGGTTGGCAGCGTGTCCATCGTGTTGGGAGTCGCCCAGCCCATCGGCGTGGGCCACCCAATAGAGCCGTTGTCGGATATGGGGCGCACCCGCGCCGCTTGCTGTAAGTACCGCCGCCCCAACGGCGTAGTTTTCACGTTCCATGTCATCGCATAGATCATCGAGCCAGCCGTGCCTGATGGCGGCAGGCACTTGTTCGCCAAAAATTGTTCGCCAACGGCTTTGCTTAACGAGTCCGATAAAAT